GGCACCAATGGCGCCGCGGGCGGCGGAGCCTGCAATTTGCCAAGCAGTGCCGCACGATCAGGCGGCGCGGGTAACGGCGGTTTTGTCATCGTTTACGAATACGCCTAACTGCTGGCGCAGAGCCTCGGCGGATTTCGGTTGCAAAGCTGCCGAGGCTCTGGGACCTTTCGAGGGTTATGATTGTGTTGAAACGGTGAGTGGTAGCGTCAAATGAGCTATTCTTTGGACGCTGAAGCGGTCGCAGCATGTAAGCGACTATCAATCGACATCGATCCAGAAGCCAAATTTGGCTGGCAGGGCTTTAGCCACGAAACCTTCATCGAAACTCCCGCCAATATCAGGCGGGGTACCTTCGACATCGATTTTATCGGTGCCTTTTCATACATGGGCGGGCGCGAGACATTCATGCGCCACGTGTCGAGCGTCGGAAGATATTGTTCGATTGCGAGCAACGTCATCACCGGTCAGGTGGAGCACCCAACGGACTTTTTGTCCGCACACCCAATGTTCCAGGGTGAATTCGACTGGCCCCTCGTCAATGGATTCCGCGAAGCAAATCAGTCCATGATCGAAAAGTCTGCGGTCAAGGCAGGCGAGCTAAACGCCCGCTTCGGCAAAATAGCTATCGGGAATGATGTTTGGATCGGAGAGGGAGCGTTCATACGACGCGGGGTCGCCATCGGAGATGGGGCCGTGATCGCTGCGCGTGCCGTCGTCACAAAAAACGTGCCTCCCTTCGCCATTGTAGGTGGATCGCCGGCACGTGTTTTGAAGTACAGGTTTCCCGAGGAAATCATCGCTCAGCTCCTTTCGCTGTGCTGGTGGAAGTATGAAATCAATCTCCTGGAGGGCGTGGACTTCACGAACATCGAACGGGCGATGGAGACAATTCGCGAAAATTTCCAAAAATTTGATATTCGGCCTTACACTCCAGATATGATCCACATCGCTCAAGACCGAACGATAACTCCATGCCGGTATGACCGTTTTTCTGGTAAAATCAGCGCGATTGCGTTGTAGGTAGCTGCTATCGAGCTTACAGCCCTAGGCGTGGGCGCCTCTCCCTGCATTCGAGCGCTCGTATGAAGCTGCTAGGGGAAAAGCTCACCGACTTCGATCCGTTGGATCTGGAAGTGGCGCCGTGCGTCCGTGGCGCCGTTGAGCGTTTGCTTGCCTTAGAAGGCTCGCGAGGAGAACGGATCACATTGACGGCGCTCGATATCGACTGAACCGAGAGGCCTACGAGCTTCATCCCTCTGGCTTTTCTGTGCTCGCTTCCGAACGTGGGAGGCCTTCCTGCTGCAGCCGGAAGTCTCTGTCAGCCAGATCGATGGCATGAAGCAACTCTACGAAGCACGGAGTTTCGTCGATACGGTAGGCCCTCGTGAAGGCAGACCCAAGCCTCTCAAGGTCTCTTTCACTCAACAGTCGGACCGCAACAATCCTTTCACCTTCGGACATATTGCTTCCTGTTTCGATATTTATCGGCGAGATTAACAATCGTTGGTGATGCCGGCTCGTCAGCCTGCCGCATTTTCGGATAACTCCCGGCCAGGAGGGCCGTTGACGCCCCATGGCGGGCAACCGGCGCCAGACAGCAATCGGTTAGGCAGACCGCCGGCGGATGCTTGCCGGAACGCGATCGACTATGCCGCACCTGCCATAGGCTTTCGCTCCCTGAACCGGATCACCTCGCGGCCGATGAGCTCGTTGAACTGCAGCAGCCGCACCTGCAGCGGCGCGATCTCCAGTTCGAAGAACATGTCGACCGCCTGGAGCGGATTGCCGAACCCGCTCGATCCCTGCGCCGGCACGATGCCGAGCAGCTGGGGCGGCACGCGGTGCGCGGCGAGCACATCATCGCGCGTCGCGTTCTTGATGCCGAGGAACTCGTCCTTCGCGCCCACCTCGGCAATCGGCAGGATCTTGAGGCTCCCCTCCTTCGCGTTCGGCGCGTGCACGAACAGGTTGCGGAAGTTGCCCGGCCCACGCGACGCTTTGAGCGCGGTCTTGAGCGCGGTGGTGTCCTTCTCGTCGATTTCGCCGGTTGCGTAGAGGATATAGCCCGCGTGGCTGCCGTTCAGATAATAACGGCGCCGGAACAGCGTGGCTGCCTCGTTCAGCAGCGCCGACTGCAGCGCGCTCAGATATTCTGGCACGCCGTAGATCTCCTGGTTCACGTCCGGTTGGCAGACCTGCTGGACGCTGCCTGGGGTGAACTCCACCTCGTCGCGGTCGCCGGGAACATAGAAGAACCGTCCCGCCTCGACGCCGCGCCGGGTGTATTTGGCGATGGCGTGCTCATAGCGCAGCACGCCGCCAAGGACGTTGCGGCGCTCCTCCAGATAGCCGTTGCCGAAAACGAGGAAGTCCTGCGCCATCGCCTCGAAGGCGGCGGTGCTAAGCAGCGGCGATGCCTGAAAGGACGCGACCAGCAGGTTGCGCTTGAGCATGATGGCGCTGCTGTGGTGCGGCGACACGCGGAACGCGCGCGCCAGGCCGTCGAGCGACACCGGCGGTTCGTACCATCGGCCGTTGTGCCAGCACTCGGCCATGTCGAGCAGCTCGCGCCGATTGAGCACCGGCTCCGGATCGCCGAAGCTGAACGCCAGGCCACCCGAGCTGGTCTCCTCCTTCGTCGCGACCAAAGCCCCAGACGACGCCCCCGCCGCTTCCTGCCGGGACATCCGCCGCGTCCGGTTCCGCTTCGCCATCGATAATCTCCAAGCGCGTCTGCGGCCGCGCGCTGCCGTCCAGTGGTTCGTTGATGAGGATGTGCATGACCGCCCAGGCCAGATCGCCGTGGCCGATGCTCTCGTCGCCGCGGCTGGTCTTGAAGGTGATCGCCTTGCCCGAGCCGGTGAGCGCCTTCTTGATGCTGAGGAAGCTCGACTGCACGTCGATCCAGCTCGCGTCGAATTCGATGCGGCCGCGCGCAAAGCTATGCTGCGCCTTCATGACCATCTGCGCCTTGGACTCGAGCGAATATTCGATCTTGGTGCAGCCGCGCACGGTGCCGCTGAGCAGCTGGTAGACGGCCGAACCGATGCCGGTGGCGTCGATGCCCAGATAGGTGCAGTTGTAGCGGGCGAGCCGCTGGCGGATGAACTCGGCCTGCGCCTGGTAATCGAGCCCGCGCAGCTGATATTTCTCGAGCAGCCGGAACTTGCCCCCCGGCCCCTCCGGCGGCAGCGCGATCACCAGCGCGGCATTGTCGCCGTTCTCGCTCTCCTGCGGATCATAGCCGGCCCACACGGCCCGCGTGCCCACGGGCCGCGAGGCTAGCGGCTGCACGTCGAGCCAATCGACGACGCTGTCGACGGTCGCGCGCTGCAGCTCGTTGAACTTGAAGGCCGACAGGCTGTCGTCAACGAACTGGCACATCAGCAGGTTGGCGAATTCGTCGGGCGCATATTCGATGCGCAGCTCGTCCAGATCGAACAGGTCGCAGCCGCGCGCCTCGGCGTCCTCGATCGTCACGATCTGGCGCCAGATATTGTCCTCGCACACCGCGCCGGCCTTCAAGCGGCCATGCCCGGTGTCGATCGTGACCCGATTCTCTTTCTTCACGCGGCGGTTGCGGCGCTCGCCGGTCCAATAGGGGTGCGCCTGGTGCGCGACGGTCGACGGCGTCGAGAAGTAGGTTTTCCGCCACTTCTTGTGCATCGCCATGCCGCTGGCGACCTTGTTCAGCTCCTCGAAGCCATAGGTCCAGAAGAACTCGTCGAAGTAGAAATTGCCGTGATAGCCCTGCGCGGTGCGCGCGTTGGTGCCCAGGAAGATCAGCTGCGGCAGATCCTCGCCATCGGGCAGGGTTTCCGCATCGAGCACGATCGGATCGCCCTGCAGCTTCACGCCAACGCGCGCCGCAAACTGGATGATGTAGTTGCGGAAAATGTGCGCCTGGCTCTTCGAGGCCGACAGGAAGATCATGTTGCCCCGCCCGCGCAGGGCATCGAGCAGCGCCTCACGGGCGAAATACCAAGTTGCGCCGATCTGGCGCGATTTCAGGATCATGCGAGTGCGCTGGTCGCGCGCGTCCCACCAATCCTGCTGATAGCCGAACAGCTCGTCGTGGAAGATGCGCTCCAGCTCCTCCACCTGCTCACGGGTGAAATAGTTGGTCTTCGCCTTCTTCTTCTCACCCGCGTTGCGGTTGCCGACCTTCTCGTTCAGATCGCCTTCGTGCCCGCCCGGCGCCTCATAGCGGCGCACTCGCGCGGCGGCGGTGACCGCGCGCATGAGCAGGTCGATTTCCTTGAAATCTCCGGGGGTCTTCTTGTCCTTGTCGACCAGCCCGACGATACGCGCCTCGATCGCATCCTCGATCTTGGTGAGTGCCGGCGCATCGTCCCACCGATCGCGCTGCCGCCAGGACTCCACCGTCGCGCGCGAAAGCGCCAGCTCCTCGGCGATCTGGGTGATCGTCCAGTAGCGCCAGTACAGGCTGCGCGCCTTCCGCCGCGCATCCACGGGGATCGGCATCGTCGATGCTGGCAAAGGTTCGTCGGCGGGATGCATGGCGCCCCGAACCTAGCCATGCCTGAGCGCCCTCACTGAGCGCCGCCCCTTGTGAAACGGGCATTTCACAAGGGCGCTCGCTTGAGAAGAGATGCCAATCCGGTCCCTGTTCGCCTGGTCAAACGCCGCCTCGGCTCGATCACTCAGGGACCAGCACCGCCATGGCCAAACTCTCCAAGTTCTTCCGCGCCTTCGTCGCCGGCCAGACGATCAGCGACGGCCGCACCATCACCGACGAGATGATCGACGACGTGGTCGCGACCTTCAACCGCGACACCTATTCGCCGCGCATCAACATCGAGCATATCGCCGGGTTCAGCCCGGAGCCGCCGTTCAACGGCTATGGCGACGTCGCCGCCGTCAAGGCGCAGGACGATGATTTCACCATCGACGGCAAGTCCGAGAAGCGCCGCGCGCTCTATGTGCAGGTCGACGCGAACGACAACCTGGTGAAGCTCTCGGCCAATGGTCAGAAGCCCTACCCGTCCGTCGAGCTGACCCCGGACTATGCCGGCACCGGCAAAGTCGGTCTGGTCGGCTTGGCATTCACCGACACCCCCGCCTCGATCGGCACCCAGAAGCTGCAGTTCTCGCGCACCGCGCCGGGGACCATTTTCAGCGCCTCGGATCAAGCCGTCGCGATCGAATTCGACCAGGGTACGGCGGGCGTCGCCGACGCGATCGTCGCCGGTTTCTCGAAGCTCGCCGCAATGTTCGGGCGCCAGGCCGAGCAGCAGGAACAGAAGGCCGAGCCGGCGCCCAAGCCCGCCAACGACAATTTCGACGCCCATGCCTTCACCAAGGCCATGGGTGATGCGGTCGCCGCGGCGGTGAAGCCTGCGCACGATGCCATCGCTGAATTCCGCGGCGAGATGGCGGACCTCAAGGGCAAGCTCGAAGCGACGCCCGCCGGGTTCAGCCGCCCGCCGGCCAGCGGCGGCGGCGGCCAGCACCTCACCGACTGCTGATCGCCGCTGCCCTCACCCCACCGCCAGCGCCCCTCCCCCGCACCCCGGAGCACCTTCCATGCAGAACCACACCCGCGTGCTGTTCAATTCGTACCTTGGCCAGCTCGCCAAGCTGAACAGCCTCGACGGCCATTTCTTCGCCCCCGGCTCGACCGAGATCAAAAGCTTCTCGGTCGCCCCGGCGATCGAGCAGAAGCTTCTGACGAAGTTGCAGACCACCAGCGATTTCCTGTCGCGCATCAACGTTATCCCGGTTGCCGCGCAGATCGGCGACCGCGTCGGCGTGGGCGTCACCCGCACGCTTGCGGGCCGCACGGATCTCTCGGTTCCCGGCAACCGCCGTCGTCCAACCAGTCCGTTCGGCAGCGATCCGATCGACCAGTATGTCTGCAAGAAGACCGACTACGACTATGCGTGGCCCTATGCGCTGCTCGACGCCTGGGCGCATCGCCCGGAATTCCAGCAGCTCTGCCGCGACGCCGTGCTGGTCCAGAAGGCGCAGGACATCATCACCATCGGCTTCAACGGTGTGGACGCCAAGGCGCAGACCGACCGCGTCACCTATCCGCTGCTGCAGGACGTCAACTATGGTTGGCTCTACAAGATGCGGACCTACGCGCCGAGCCGCGTCCTGTCGCATGGCGGCCTCGATCAGGCGAAGGTCTATGTGTCGGACAGCGGCAGCGCCGACTATGAGAACCTCGACGCCCTCGTCTTCGACGTGATCCACAACCTGCTGCACGAGCAGTTCCGCGGCGCGACCGACTTGGTGGTGATCGTCGGCAGCGATCTTGTTCACGAGAAGTATTTCAAGATCGTCAGCGAGGCCGGCAACACGGCCACCGAGATCCTCGCGCGCGACGTGATCCTGTCGAGCCGCCAGCTTGGCGGCAAGCCGACCATGCAGGTGCCGAACTTCCCGGCCAACGCGCTGATGGTCACCAGCCTCAGCAACCTGTCTTATTACCAGCAGACGGGTTCGGCGCGCCGGAACATCGTCGAGGAATCGGCCTACGACCAGGTCGCCAACTACGAGAGCGTGAACGACGCCTTCGTCGTCGAGGAA